TCGGTCAGTGGTTGAAGTAGAGTAGAGTAGAGTAGAGTGAGTAGAGTAGAGTGCCTCGCTCAATCGCTCGGTCAATCGCTCGGTCAATCGCTCGGTCAATCGCTCAATCGCTCGCGAATCACTTCTCCTTCTATCGCGGTCGCTCGTTTCTTAATCAGTTCTTCGAGTCGAGTGAGTATGTCGTCCTTGGACATCATATCGATCTTCGCGGTCAGGATCTCGCGTCTATCAATGTAGAGTCCACCTGCCTTGCCTCGATGGACCTCTGCTGTGATCGCCGCGGATATCTGTCCTTGGTCCTTGGCTTCTTCCCGTAGGTCGTGGAGCGTGGACAAATGGTTCTCTAGGGAAATAGCATCTCTCTCGGAGGCTGAGATTTCCAACTCTATGAGGTAGTTTCGTACAACTGGGTTATGATTTAGTAGAACACTGCCTTGTGTCTTGGCACCCTTTCGATCTTTGGTGTACCCTGCTTTAATCGCCGCTTCCGTAGCGGTTTGTCCTTTTAAATATTCCTTACAGAATTTCTTCTGCTTGGAGTTGAGTGGTTGCCATGTCTTACCGTTGGTATCCACATAAGCTTTACCATCTTCTGTCGGAACAAGTGAGGTGTATTTCAGCTGCTTCATTCTGGTTCCCCGTTTCTAATAGAAGTTATTACATTCTAATATAAATATTATCATATTAATACTTTTTCTCATGCCCTCTAGGTAATCCTACCATAGTTTCTAATATACTAATAGAATTCTATTACTTTTGCTCTCAACCTCTTTCCACTGTCCTCGAGACTTGTAGAGTAAATATATTACTCTATTAGTGATATTAGTAGTTTTCGTTATTTTTTTCCAAAAACTTTTTTAATTTCTAAAACAACAATACTAATATCCTAATAATCCATTTTTCGCCGTAATAACTAAAAAACCCCCATCAGATCGCTCCGATGGGGGTTAAGGGAAAACCTTTGTTTGTTATCTACCAGTTTTTCATGATTCCTCCTCCATGTGTGCTAGTACTAATGAAGCGTAATGAAGTCGTCTCACGCTATCTAAGTATCCGTTAAACGGTCTGAAGTCAATGTGTCTGCAGTGCTTTTCCTCTAGGTATGGCGGTGCTTGCCTCCCGTACACCCGTTCCATGTCCTCTGGCAATCCGCCCATTCGAGTCTTCTCATACGCTTGAATGACTCGAGCAACTTCCTTTACTCGCGGATCGGTCGTTATGAATGGATCGTTTGTTACATGTACATAACTCATACTGCACCCCCTTCTAATCTAATGTACTCAGTCGGGGCACTCGCAAACTCGCAACCGTTCGAGCTTAAACTAATAAACTTATCTTTTCCGTCAAGTCGGTCATCAAAAGCTACTTGTATGATATTATAACCGTTGGCTGGATAACTCATATACGCTGAGCTATATACTGTATGCCAATCATTGGAAGGTAAAACTGTTTCTTCATCTTTTTCGGTGAGATGTGTTTCTGGACAGTACCACTGTATCATATCATGGTCGGCTAACAGGTTTTCCATGATACTAACAACTCGTTCCTGTTCTGGTCCTTCCTCAGTTCTCTCTCTAATAGCCCAAATAATGCGGTCTTTGTGAACTATTTCGTACCCGTCTTTGAATTGTCTTTTTTGAGTGTTGATGGTACTATCCTCTGGTTGGTTAATAAGATTAATCTTAGTTATTGTCATACTGCCTCCTTTTTATCTAAGCGTAGTATAAATGCCATGAGCTGTGGTCCTGCGTGGTTATCGTAACAATGTACTCGATTCACTATGTAAGTGTAATCGTCATCTACAAAAACTAAAGTGCTCAACTCGTCTTGGTTGGCTGGAAATGAATAATGTTTTACTTTCCTTGTAGACAGATCCTTACCTTCCTGTGTAATCAGCTTCCAAGTATCTGGAATCTCTCTCATGCTGAACTCTGTGAGTCCTCTAATCGAGGACCACTCGTCTTGTCTATAAAATCTCATACTGCCTCCCTATAGCGTATGCTATTATGTAAGTAACAAATTGGTGGACCGTCCATCGTTTCCGCCATAGTCAAGATCGAGTGTTTGTATGGTACTCTGTCGATCTTAATAATGAAGAAATTCGTTTGTTCGGTGTGTTCTCCGTCGGTGGAGTCAAAAGGTATCGTACCGCCTACCTTTACTATCGGAAATGCTGTCTCATGAACAGCTAAGTCTTTATCGTACATATCTTTCTCCCTTTCTAGTTTTGATTAAAGTTTAATTCTAAACGACATACTGTTTGCGCTGTGTTCAGCCAAATCATCCTGTTCCCAATCCACTACTATATATAAATATTCATCTATGGTAGCTATCGCTATATCTATGTTTAAGAATTTCGATAAAGTGAAGTAATCACACTTTTGAGAAAATTCTCGTAATATCGGATCTCCCATAATGTTTCTTGGAGTCCAACCTCTTTGCCATGAAAGTTTAGTTTTTCCATCTAACGGTTCGCCTAATGGAGTCCATTCATATTCTTCACTCATTTCCCTTTCTCCCTTTCTATCTTTCTAGTTAAAAATCCCGCTAAACGCGGGGCTATATATAAAGGTATATTATACCCCGCGATTAAAGCGATTAAAAGCAGTATTCGACCGTTACGACGGCGGAAGCGATTATAAACGCAATTCTTTTTTTCCAGCTTTTTCTTTCAATGCCCTTCTTGTTATAGATTGAGCAGTGCATGTAAATGCATCAATAAGGTGTTCGCTTGATATAGTGTAGATATAATCTTTATAAACAAATATTTCTACGTCTACAGCGTATGTTCTCTCTTCATCTTCTGCGTCTTCGAGTTCGATATATCTTTTCACTGTTAAAGTATCGGTAGACTTAGACTCCAACCCGTCTATATCAAATGTACCACCACGTCTTTCACAATACCCATCGTCATCCATCCAATTAAATATTTCCGTGCCGAGCGGGCATTCAGTCTTTTTCCAGTTATCGGTCTGCGAATGTATATCCTCCAACCAATTTGTCTCTGGCTTTACTCGAGCTTTTTCGAACAACTCGTCTAGTGTTTCTAAGTCACTCATTTCCCTTTCTCCTTTCTAGTTTTGATTAATTTTGTAAACATAGGTATGACAATGGCTGTCTGCCATTATTCCAGTCATTCGCATAACTCCTTCATAATTATAAATAACTATGAAGTCCTCTCCGGGTTCGCTGTCTCCCTCTTGAATAGCTAATACTGGTATATCTCCTTTACCCCAATCTGTCTCTTCATCATACTCGGTGAGCACCTCGTTTGGTTCGTAATGATCTTTACCGTAGTCCGTAAGTGCGTCATGAGCTCTAGCTAACTCTTTAATAAATCGGTGGCTCATATGTATAGCCTCTACTGTATGTTTAGCTTGATTCGATTCACTTACATAATTAGCTGGATCAGTGAACTTATCACAAAGATTTAATTCTAGGAATCTATAAACTTTTTTCTTACTAACCATTTCCCTTTCTCCTTTCTATCTTTCTATTAAAAATCGCGTTTTACCGCGCCCTATATAAAGGTATATTATACGCGGGATTTTAGCCGAATAATAGCAACGCGCAAGCGATTAAACCCGCATAATCCTAGCTTCTCTTCTATGTTCGTCAGAAAGTCCAATAACAACAATGAGTTCGCCTCTAATGCTAAGAGTATGTATAAACATGAAATCTTCCTCTCTCACGTTCATGTGGTCGAGGTGTTCTATGTCGTCCTTACCTTCATTACAAGCATCGAGTAGCTCTAAAAGTATGTCGTATCCTTCACTCGACATCGGTGTTTCTTTAGGTATTTTCATATTTTCTCCTTACAGGTAATCGGTGCTAGTTTATGATACTGTCTGAAAACTATATAATGACTAGGGTAATCACCTCCGTCTATTTCATGGATTAAATAATCATAATCTCCTAGTCGGCAAGTATACATATCTAATCCCGTTATGTTGCTTTCCACTTTTTTACAAATATCGTAATTAATATAACCATCTCCGTCAATCTGCTTAATTCCTTCAGGTGCGTCTCCTGTTTCGGTCGCTCCTACATATATTTGTGTGGTATAGTTTCCTTGTTCTCCAAAATTTGCTTCAGAGTTTATTTCTATCCAATCTTTACTCATATCTCCCCCACTTTAGTTACGTCCATCCAATCGAAACCGTCTCTAGGTGCAAAGTATCTATTACCCTGTTCATCGACCGCTATTATCTCAGTATGTCGTCCTACCCATCCACCTAGATAGTGATTGTTCGGATCGGATAAGCTGTCTATTATTTCTTCACACTCTTTCAATGTATGCGTATCTGGTAGAGCGGTATATTTCCCATCTTTTTCATAGACATCGCTGTCTTTAGGATAAATTCTTAATTTGTAGAGTTTACTCATACTTCCCCCTTTGGTTTTTGATAGAGCTCCACGCTCCCTGAATAACAAGTCCCTCCCGGATGGACGATTACTTCGGTCGACTCAACACATAAAAACTTATATTTATCGGTTTCAAATATGTAGAGTTCTTTGTTATCATCAGCTCCGTCTAGGTATCTAAAAACACCTAAATCGTAATACAGCGTTTCTGATAAAAGTTCTTTAAGTGATTGAATTAACATTCCGCCGTCTTCTCCATCCCATGCGTATGTTCCGTTGTAGGTAAAGTCGCCACTTACGCAACGATTCTCAACTGTTTGCTTCAACAGTCTATCCATAGACTCATGAAGTTCTTCAATGCTTTCGTAGTTCATAGTGCCTCCGTTTTAGTTATATCTATCCAGTTGGTATCCCCGATAGTGATCTCATCAACCTCTGTCTTATCGAGTTCATTTGATTTTAAGTAGACTTCCACGCTCCCTGAGTAACAAGTCCCTCCTCCAGATACAAATACCTCAGTGTCTTCTATACATATAAATTTATATTCCTCGTTTTCAAAGACATATAACTCGATCTGACTCGGTCCATGTTCTTCCTTAACTCCGTAATACTTTACTTCGCCTAAATCAGCGTATGTTGTTTGTTTTAGTTCACCCGTCTCGACTAACTCTTTTAAGTCTTGAATCACTATACCTCCGTCTTCTCCAGTGACTCGGTAGCCATCCATGTAGTCTAGTATTTCTGCTATATTCACACTGCCTCCCCTGTATTTGTTATTCTTCTAGGAGTTCTAATAGTGTATCCCGTGCCTCCCATGTAACTAAAATGCACATAGTTCCAATCGGCATCTCTCTCGTAGGTCACGTGCACTGTACTCTCCTCGCTAACTGCAGGAGAGTCGTCTTCGTTTCTACATAACTCGGTGTACTGCCCGAGTTCCTTAGTATACTCAATCATAGTCTCATCACAGTCAACGATTGGTTGATCTGTTCCAGTACTGATTTCTATGTTAGTATGTCCTGTTTTAGTAAATAATTGCTCTTTCATTTCGCGTAC